TCCAGCTTTTCCAGCTCCTTGCACATCGCCTTTTCAAGGTGTTCATAACGTTCAGCCATCGTCTTTTCCTCCTTCCTGTCAGGCTACGCGGGTGACCTCAATCGAGGCCAACCGCCTAACAGCGATAGACGGCGTAGGAGTTACAGCCGCGTCATCTTCTGTTCCATCCACATAGGCTGCAGAAACAGAAACACAGCAACCAGACGGTACGGTGATCGTGGTCGATGTGTTGACATGCCATACATCGCCAACCGCTGCCGGAGTGAGAACCGCCACGCTGTCAGGGACGGCCACGCCATTCAGCGTGATTGCCACAGCGATAGGCGTAACAGCTCCGCCGGTGGGGATGGACACGTTTCCTTGCACCTTCACGGCATATCGCGCAAAACTGTTGGTGTTGCTGCCACGCAAAGTAAGAACCCCTGTTGCAATGGGAATAACGCATCCCTTGTTGCACGGGATAGAAACGATGTCAAACGGGAATGTGCCATTCAAGGCGACATTAGCGTCCGTAGAAGTTAAATACTTTGCCATGCTATCACCTCAATCAGTTCGCAAAGCCGTTGTAGCCGCCGCAGCCGCAGCCGCCGTTATTGCCGCAGGTGAAGATCGGGGTGCGGCCATAAACGGGAGTGGTTGGAACGGGGCAGGAGTTCAGACGGTTGTACAGCGCGTCAACCTCGTTGGCAAAGCCCTGAGAGATGAAGGCATTCTGAGCGGTCTGGGATTCACGCAGCGCAGCCATGTTCAGCTGGTTCTGCAAGCCAACATTCTCGCGCTGGGCCTGAGCGAGCTGGTTCTTAACCCCATCCAGCTCCAGGGCACAAAGCTTGTCGAGGATGGCCTGACTGTTGCGGTTCTGGTTGTCGATGATGTCCCGGGTATTGGTAGCAGAGCCGTACCGCACATCGCAAAGCGCGGACTGCACGCCGTTGAAGCCAGCGGTGTTAGCGGTCTGCTCCGCGAAGGAACGGTTCAGGCTGGCGATTTCATTTCCGTAGAGCTGCTGGGCAATCGCGGTCTGAGCGCCAGTCACAGCGGCGGTAGTCCCGGCAAAGCCCTGGCAAAGAGCGTTCTGGATGCCATTTGTGGACTGGCAGATGTTCTGGTTCACACCGGCAATGCCAAGCTGCACATCACCAAAGCCAGACGTTACGGCAGACTGCAAGCCGCTGATGCTGGACTGCAACTGCTGATCGCGGAAGCCATCAGAGATGTGCTCACTGTTGTTGAGCCAAGGATACAGGTAGTCCAGGCCCATACCGGCACCCATGCCACCCATCATCATGGGCCACATCATGCCGCCAAAGCCGCCCATGCCGCCCCACATGCCGTTGCCGCACAGCAGGAACAGAAGGATCAGCCACCAGCCATCGCCACCGAAGTTGCCGAAGCCGCCGTTTCCGCCGCCATAACCGAAGGCGGGAGCCACGGGCATGTACATTCCGTTGTTTTCAGAAGTCATCGTTTTCGTTTCCTTTCAGTGTTTATTTACAACCCCACCCTGTGCACCGAGCGGGCTTGTAGGCTTGACACATCACGGAAACAGCCGTAAAATGGATACGCAAAGAAGCCTATTGCGGTTGTCCCCGTGATCGGTTTCTCCCGGCGCTTGTGACTTGTACTCACTTGCGCCGATTTTTTGTTATGTAAGTCTATACAAGGTTACACAAGAATTTATACAAGCTACCTCCGACCAATCAACCTATTCAGCATCGGCTGCACCATCCGCATCATTGGCCCGCCAACCTGGCCGGACTGGATCAGGTGCATTACGGCCTGTTGCGGATTATTGGCGTACTCCTCTGGCACGTTGAAGCCAGCCTGTTTGATCATCTGCGCAGGGTTCGCCTGCAATTGCCTCATTGCGTCCTGCATGTTCGTCATCTGCGGCCCATTTGACGGCATTACAGGCGCGTTTGTGGCAGCGGGCGTATGATGGGAAGGGTCAGGCCGCACAGGCGCAGAACGGCCAGAAATGGCATCAAACAGCGGATTTGGCATTGCTCCGCGCCCCCTTCGGTTCCTGCGTCATGGCGGCTTTCAGTTCTTCTTTCATGCGCTCCAGATCATCTTTTTTGACATACTCTGACATATCCGGCATGGGCTGGGATTCACCGGCCGGAAGCGCGGCCTGACTGCTCATGGCGGGAGACATGCGCGGCGCGTCCTCCATGGTGTAGCGCACCTTTTGGATCGGGTTCGGCATGCCCATCTGGTTGGTTGACTTCAGATAAATGATGGTGTCATTTGTATCCCACAGCGGCATGGGCGCGTTTACAGGCCATCCGGCGGGTAGCTGGTAGGCTTTCGCACCCACTTCGCCATCCACCCAAACGATGCCAACGGGCTGCTGTTGGGCGGCATAGCTGGCGTTGCTCTGGGGCATGCTGTACTGGGGCTGCATCATCGCCTGACTGTACTGCTGCTGGTAGCTGTTGGCAGGATAGGCCGGGTAGTTGCTGTAGGTAGGGAACGTGTTGTAAGCCATGGTGTTTTCCTCCTTAATAAACTTTGAAGAAATAGCTCGGCGTCAATCCGCCGGAATCGAACGTGTCATAGTAGTCGCCATCGATCACGGCGACGGCATGCGATCCTGTGCCGATGATGTAGCGGCCATTCGGAAAAAATCGACAAAATTCTTTTACTGTTACGCATTGCGGGCAGGATTCCGGCAGGATAAACGGATCAAAGCCAAGCAGGTACAAATACAAGCCCCATACATCGTTGCTGCTCATCATGTCCGCCTCGTCATAGCCAACGCGGGCCAAATCCGCGTAGACCTCGCGCCAGGTCATGCCGGTGGCCGTTGCAATGGCCCGCACAACGCAATCGCCCACGCGCTTGTTTCGCGGGTTTACGTTCAGCTTTCTCCACATGGCATCCTGTACCAGACCCGGAAGGGGCGCTCTGCCGTGCCATCGCTGCCCTGCAATTCACCATCCGAAATGACAATCAGTCGATCCGGGTATTCCAGCACGAACACGCCGGATTTATGCTGGCAACAGAATTTCTTGGTGTGTTCCCAGTCCATGGGAGTTGCAACGTGGCGGAAACTATGCTCGGTCAGCACCTCCCGCAAAACATCCCGGCTTTCCTTGGCTGCATCCATCAGGTAGGCGTTAAGCTCCACCAGCGCCAGGGCGGTGTCCGCATCTGTCTTCAGCGCAAGCCGCACCGTGGAAACGATCTGCTCTATGCTGTTCAGAACCTCAGTGTTTTCCATTTTCTGCCTCCGCAAGAAGAACATAGATGGTCAGCGCATCCAGCCGATCGCGCTGTTTGAAGTCATTTGCGATGCAATGGGCGGTTTTTTCCGGGATGCCGCAGCGGATCATGCGGTCAATCAATTCGGCCATAATATCGCCTCCTTATGGGCTTATTGTCACAAAAAAAGAGGCCGGTGACGAGAACATCACCAGCCCACTTTCAGACCATTTATAGACCATTTGAAGCCCATTTATAGGCAATAAAAAAAGACCGGCACGAAGCCGGTCATAAGTGCTTGTATATTCGGTTGAAACGCTTGTCCAAGACGCGCTTTAACTGGGTGACAGATAGGCCAAATTCCTCAGCCAACGGTTCATAGCACACGCCATCCAGAAGACAACGGATCATGATTTTTCTATCACGCTCGGCATTGTTTCCGATGATCCATTGGTTTATAATCTGTTCCACCTCCGCGCGGGTCTTTGGCACATTGCAGATATCGTATTTCCTGGATCGCATGATTCCTCCATTGGAATACGACAGCAGGGCCTTTACTTGTTTTTTATTCTGCCCGTTCCGTGACACATGTTGCACTGACGGTATCCAGAGGAGGATTTTGGCGCTTTTTTACGGCGCAATGTTATTGTCTGCTTCACCTTCGTCGCCATTATACGTCAACTCTCCTGTCCCATTAAGATAGGCTTGGCTATCGCCGTCCGTAGTGGCTTCCTGCTGAATCGTAACTGTTTCAAACGTGCTCTGATAGAACGCATAGGCAGCGAACGCAAGAAACACAATGATATTCAGGATCACCAAAAGCCGAATGATCCTAAAGTAACGATGCTTGTCCTTCTCGACAATGTACATCGGAACCATTACCATATCTGCATCGGTAAGCTGCTGCTGTTGTTTTTCCTTGTTAAGCATACTTCACTGTCCCCTGTGCCTTTTTGCACAGTATACCATTTTGCGGCCCTCCCGTCAATCTTCGGGAGGGTGGGCTTCGTCATCCGGGATGATGTATGTATCGCCCTTCTCCCGGGCGGCGTCGATCAGGCCCTCACCGACGATGTAGGCCACAACGGACGCGGCGCTCATGATCAGCGCACCGATCTGGGCGGTCTCGGCCTCGGATTTGCCCAGGTAGATCAGCAGGCCGGTAACAAAACCGACGATGGCGGCCCAGAATTTACGGGAGGTAAGTTTCCTGATAATGTCTTCCTTGCTCATGGTGTTTGCTCCTTTCGTTTCCACAATTTCGGGTTGATAGTGCTCACAGCGCCAGCAGACGAGGCGGCCCTCCGGGATCACATCGCCGCAGCAGATGCAACGGTTATCCATGGCGGCACTCCTTTCGTAGCAGTATACATGCATGTAATGTGCTGTTTACATGTACGCTTATTTGCATGAAATAGGCGTAGGGTGTACGTTTATTTTTCGATCAGGTACTCGTTTATACCCTGCTGCGCCTTTTCCAGCTCATCGTTGTTGCCGTTGTGCAGGGCGTGATTCAGAAGCGCCAGAACGCCTCTGGACAGCGCCTTGATACCTTCATCGTTGCCGTCCGCTCGGCCTGTAAGGGCCTCTATTTGCCGTGTATGGCGGTCAATGGCGTCCTTATCGTTGGCGAACTTGCGGTCAATGTCAGCGAAGCGCGGTTCCAGCTTTTTGAGCACTTTATCGCTGATCTCTTCCGCCAGCTTTTCCCCGGGCTGCTGCTGCAACTGCTTGCGCTCCCGCTCGGCGCGGATGATCTCGATGACCTTATGACCCAGCACGAAAAGCGCGGCAAGGCCAACAAGCACAACGGCAAACGTCCACAGCGCCCCCGGCGTGATCCCTTCAATGGGCTGTATCGTCTCCAATTTCATCCTCTCCTATCCCTTGGAATTCAGTATTTCAATCCCTTTGCGTAGCTGTTCTTGAGCGGACAGCAGATAGCGCAGGGCGGCATCAATATCCACGGACGGCT